CGCCATGAATGCGGAAGTTGTTGTCATCGGTGCCAAAGGAGAAAAGCGGTTGCCCCTGGAGCAGTTTTTCAAGGGACCCGGATTGAACGCCCTCAGTCCCGGCGAAATCTTAACCGCCATTCTCGTTCCGTTTTATTTTCCCAGACACCGGCCTGGTCCTCGGTCAGATTTAACGCGCCGCGATCAATCCGGGATTGCAGCCGCAACCCTGTACCAACAACATTAGTTACCTTGGTTTTAATGGCGCCGGCGGCCAAAGGATTATTACGGATCAGATCCCGGGACCGTTCCCGCAGGGTCGGCAGATCCGGCAGGATATCTGCATCCGCATCATTGGAAAACGTGGTCCACATTTTCATTGCCCGCCGCAATTTTGACGCGCCAACATACCCACCCGCCATGGCCATAACGGCCCGGGCTTTTAACCGCCTGGCACCATTAACCGGGCTGAAATAATTCACCACCCGGTCAATCATGTTGGTTTTAATTACCGGCGATTTTTTTGATTGTTTTTTGGATTCTTTTTTTAACAAGGGGTCCCCCCGATAATGCGACGGCCGGACCTGGACAATGCATTTACCTGTTCATTCCAGAAAATAATATTTTCCCGGATTTCCTTGCTGTCTGCCCGGGTTAATTTCCGGGACCCCATGGAATATTCCTGGCTGCTCTGCAATGCATCATCTGCCGACATCCAGCCGGTTAGTTTTGCCTGGGCCTGTGCTAATGTGATACCTGCCATAAAATTAATTCCTCATTTTTAAAATCCTCATTTTCTCCGTTAAAATCTTCATTCATCTAAAATGAATTTTTCATTTAATCTAAGTGATGGCAGTATACGCCTGACTTTTTAAGGAAAATGCAAAAGACACGGAAAGTAACCCTTAAGGATACCTCAAGGATACCTTAAGAACGTGTTAAAGTTCTTGACAAAGATTTTTAGACACAAAGAAACACTTAAAAAGAAACATCAAAGGAAGGATAAAAAAAAGGCCCTGGTTGCCCTGGGCCTTTTTACTGTTTTATATGTTGGTTGAATATGGTTTATATTTTTTCGTTAATCCAGGCTTCAATCAGGGCCGATCTTTTAACGCCGGTTTTTCCACAAAGTATATCCAGCTTGTCTATGGTTTCAGGGGATAAAGAAAAAGTAATGGGCTTTTTTTTCTTGGCAGGGTCTTTTTTTGGTGGTCCTAATTTTTTGCCCGGGCCGGGCAGCCTGGCGCCGCCCCAATCTGAATTTTTTTTATCCATAACTTTTTGACCATCTAAAATTAAATCATATTCTCCATTGGCCAGCATGTCCTGAAGATCACCCCAGGTGACAAGGCGGCCGTAAATTCGAATAATATTATTGGCTGCCCGGCTGATCTGGATTTCATTTCCAGCCTTTTTTAAAATCATTTTATCTTGGATTATTTTTTTTAATTCGTCAATGGGTATGACCATTTTTAACTCCTTTGAATATTTTTATATTTGATCTTGAATAAATTATTAACATATTCAATTTGAATTTGCAAACATTTTATTCAAGTATTTTGAAAAAAATATTAATTAATTCAAGTCAATCCGATATTTTAACAACCCATTAGCAATACCGCCTTAAAACACCCCTTAAACCGCCACTAATGCCATATTTTTTTTATGCTGATTTTTTCCGGATTTTAATCATTTATTTAATATATTCATCAATATTGACCGCACCTTTTTTTATGTCTTTTTTGATTTGAGCGCCGGATGTATATTTGATAAACCAGTCCTCAAGATTTTGACAATGTGCCAGCCATCTGCCATCCTCGATCCGTACCGGCATACCAGCCTTTAAATATCTTTTTAACCGCTTATATCCCAGGCCTTTTAAAAATTCAGATATTTCCTTTTTGCCATCCAAAAGGCCGCTACTTTTCATTGATCCCCCGGGATACCACCCGCCGGCCTTTTGCCTGGGTATGCTTGTTTTGAACAATATAAGATAAAGACGGCATCCATTCCGGATTTGCACAGGCCGCCGCGATATTTTCACAATCCAATAAATGATTATCCCGCCTAATCTGTACCCATTCAAATTTCCCGGACCTGTCCTTTTCTTTTCGTTCTGCCAGGACCTGCTTGGCATAATCCAGGCCCGTGTCTGCATTCAACGTCATATACTGCGTTTGCTCTTTTTTTCGGCCCAACCGCCAATGAAACAAATCTTTGAATCCGTTGACATCCAGAAAATACAGCACAAGCCCGCCTTTGATCACGCGATTGCCCCGGGCCATTTTATCAATCACCCTGGGGATGACTTTTTTAACCTGGGGACGGGACGCCCCCTTGATAGCAAAGGCAACCCCCCGGCCGTTTGTCCGCACCCAGGAATACACTTCTTCAGTTTTTGACCAGTCGTCCTCACTGGATTTTCCCCCGCCTGAATCAATCCCGGCCCGCCAGATCCCCATGGTGGCCCCCGGGGCTTTCCCTTCTATCTGATACCGGGTATTAAAGATAAGGGTGTCCACATCATCCCAGGTGGTCATATACCCATACTGGACAAGATGACTTGACAGATCCGGCCGCCAGGCCCGGACCACAAACCAGAAACCATACTTTTGAACGTCCACCCCGCAGGTAAGGGCCACGGCATCCGCCGGCACCACACCGCCGGGCAAATCGTTTTTATGTTCCAGGACTTCGTTTTCATCCTGTTTGACAACAATATCCTTCCAGGGCAGCGCGCAAAAGCCGTTTAAAAAATCCTGGAGTTTGATCGGGTCATTCAGGCCCAGCAAAAACGCGGCCGCAATTTCACCAAAAGAAACAAAATAAGATATCCAGGACGGGATATGGAATCCAATCACGGCCGGCCGGAATTTTGAAAGATAGGTGTCCATGGAAAGTTTTGTGCCCCTGGCCATCCATACCCATTTTTTGACCGCCTTGTCCCTGGTGTCCTCATTCCATTTGCCCTGGCAGTGTTCGCACTCATACCAGGCCAGATTTTTATTTTTAATTTCTTTGGGATCAGCACCGGATCCGCCATCCCACTTGATCCCCTTGAAATCCATGAGCTGGGCCATGCCGCACAAAGGACAATGCACATAAAAATCAAAAATCACATCTGAATTTTTCAGTTCACGCCATATGTTTCCGGACTCTGTTGTGGGGCTTGAAATTTTGATAAATTTTGACAGGGCCAGCCTTTTATAGGTAATCAGCCTTTTATCAATCAATTCCAGGGATCCTGTTTCCTTTTTTCCCGGATCAAATCCCGGTTTGTCTATTTCATCGGCAATGGCATATCGAACAGGCTTATTTGCAATACTTGACACCGACCTGGCCCAGCCTAAATAAATCAGCATGTGGGAAAGATTAATCCGGTAAGATGATTTATCCTTTTCCTGGCCCGTAAAATAGGACCGCAGCTGGGGTGCCGCTTCGATCATGGGCAATATCCGATCCTTAGAATTTTCCACGGCCGTCTTTTCATCCGGGTACACATACAGCACCGGCCCGGGCGCCCTGTCAATGCAATAGCCCACAAAATTATGCACCGCCTCAGACCCGCCGGTCTGTGGTGTTTTGCAGATATTGACTTCCCGGACAAAAGGCAGGGCCGCCGCATCCATGATACCAATCAGGTACGGGGTGATATCATTGTGCCAGATCCCGGGCAAAACCGACATGGTCAGCACCCGGTATTTTCCCGCCCAGTCAGAAACCTTGATAGGCTTTCTTTTGCGCAACACCTTTTTTTCCGCCCGGGAAAAGAAAAACTCAACCTGCAGGCTGTCTTTTTCCATGACCTGGACCAATGATTCCCACAGATCATCCCCGCACCACACCGGCTGCCGGACCTCGATTTTTTCCTTATCTTTGAATAATTTAGTCACGAATTATTTTTTTCACTTTGGATATTGACAGTATTTTTTTTCTTGCATTTCAACCATTTCATTAAACATCGCTCGCCAATAATAGCATATGCAAAACAGTATCGAGACAGGATAAAAACAAGCAAAAAAGAACAACCATAAAGCCCCTCAACGTGGCCATAGCAAAAAAGAAGGAAAAAAAGAAAACTGCAACTCATAAAATTAGCGAAAAGAAACAAAAAATAAACTATATTACTTTTTGAATTTTCAGGTTCCCCAAACATTTCTTTTGTAATCGCTTTGAAATGCTCCGAGTCTCGAAATTTTTTATCGGCTGATACCGTTCCCCTGATTGATTCCTGCAAAAGACAAAGCATAGTTGAACTTATAAAATAAACGCATATCACAATAGCTATGAAAACACCGTAATAGTTAGTATTTGGCAGTTTGACAAATGCAGAAAAAATACCGGCGTAAAGCAATAAAGCATAATACATTACTGTCCACTGCCGTTTCATATATTCTTCCTGATTATCACGATTAACACGATAGAGCGTAATATATATATCCTTATTTTGAGCCATATAACCCCTCCCTCCCTTTAAATTTTTTAAACCGTCGCATCATAATGCTCCTCCTCGATAAAATAGTATAAAAATATCGTTAAGGTTTTTTTAAAAATAATTTAAAAAGGCCGTTCCAAATCAAATAAATAGGAATTATTATTATATAAATCATTTATAACCATAAAAATACAAACAAAAACTATCATTCAATCCCCAGCCGAAAACACCACCTGGAACACCCGGGTACTGGCATCGGATTCTTTTTCAGCTAATTTATCAAGTGTGTCTATCAAAGCCTTTGCCAGCGCCTTTTTACCGTCTGGTGTAAGGTGATAAATGACATCATCACCCATCCATGATGCGGCATTCTGTTTAGTTGCATATCCAGCATCAACCAGCTTTTCAAATTCAATGGAATCTTTGCAGTTAAAACTTGTTGCAAACCAGTTCCGGTTTGGTTCTCCTATGGTGTGTTCCATTAATCCGCGTTGAAATTTTGTAATTTCCATTTTTATTTTTTCTCTTTATATGTTTAAAACATTTCAATTTGAGTCTGTTTTTTATAAGCTCGATAACTGAATTTTGCCGCAACTTTTCTATCCGGACAATTATCATGAATAAAATCCAGCACCTTGCGCAGCCCCAATTTATCCATACAAAATTTATATTGCTTCGGGTGGGTTCTTCTCAACATCTGAAACCGATTTGGCGCGGTTTCCATATGCAAACCAAAACAACAAAAAATGCAGCCAGTAGAATGCACACCGTCAAAAAACAATTTCCCATTTGAATTATTCTGGCAGATATTTCCATAAACTTTGGCATATGGAATATTAAAAACCTTCAGAGCCTAGATAACGTCCTGTTCAGTCCAAAAACCCAGAGGTATTGACCGCGGGTGTTTTGCATCAAAGGCATTGCATCCGGTCTGCAGATATACCTTTTCCCGGGCCTTGGAATCCGCTGCCATCATGCCGACCATTTGAGCGCGGCCGGTTTCTTTTTCATATCTGACCATGGGGTCTTTTTTCATTATTTGACAGCACTTGTCTGAAATTTTGAAAGGCGCATTGATCAGAAACCGCCATCGCTTTGCAACCTTGAACCCATTCACCCGCTGACCAAATCTGTTTATACCCTGGTCATACAACCGCCATATATTTTGATTATTATTGGTTGGATTTCTCAAAACATTCAGACCCCTGGCGGTTTTTTTACTGATCACAGGCCAACCGTAATCATTAATAATATGATGAAATAAAATTCTGGGCCGGATGGTGGTGACATTTTCAGTTTTCCTGACGATATTCAGAATCTCCGGATACTCCAGGCCAGTGTTACAGAAAACGGCTGGCACATTGGGATATATTTTTCTGACCAGGTGCAACAAAACAGCACTATCTTTGCCTCCGGAAAAACTAACTGCCACGTTACCACCAAAGGCTTGATACCATTCCCGTATCCTTTCCAGGGACATATCAATCTTATCTTTCAATGGCAGGGCCTGCCTTTCACGCAAAGCGTCATACCGTTTGGCCAGGCCACCTGTTTGAACATCGTCACGCCATTTTTTTTCAAAGGACGTCAGTTTTGATGGAATATTTCCTTTTGCATCCCTGACCATGATTAAATAAACCCCTTTATTATTTACACTGATCAAAAGCGGGCAAAATAGCCGCCTGGTCTTTTAATATCCGTTCCCGAATTACTTTAAACTGGCCAGGATCAATATACCCCTGGTTCCTTAAAAACGTGTTCCGGGTTAAACAGCTTTTAAAAAAACTCTCCAATTCCTTTGCTTTTTCAGTTTTAAAATTTTTAACCATTTATTCCTCATCCTTTAAAAACATGACCTGGAAAACTTTTGTGGTGGCATACGTGGTCAATTGATCATCAAGAATCTGATTCAACGCCGCCAAAAAATCCGCCGCCTTGTCCGGTTTTCCACCCACCAGCGCAATCAACTCCCTGCCCTTGACGTTAAATGCATGACGAAATCCTGAATCAAACACGGCCGCCCTGGCGGCCAGTTCCGCCTCAAAATCCTTTTTAGGGATATATTTTCCTTCTTCTTTTTTCCGTTCAAAGCGCAATTTGGCAATTTGTTCATTTAACTTTTCAACTTCCTTTTCATTCTTTAAGGCCTGGATATCTTGATACCCATCTGTCAGCTGATTAACCGCATAATTACGGACCTCAATTTCCAAAACACTGCCGTCCGGCTCCATCCGGATCAATTTTTTCTCAAAATCACCGTATAATTTTCCCCGTGAAACCTTATACCCGGCGGAATTCAAATGGACTAGAACGGCATTGCGTGTCTTGAAAGCCGGTAAAGCCCCGGCAACCTCTTTATTTTTCTTCATGTTCAAGCTGCCGGATCCTTATTTTTATATTTTGAATCATACTCACCCGCCCGCCCCTGCTATTTTCAGCTGTAATGCAGTCCTGAAGTAATCCAACATCATGAATAAAAAGCAAACTTGATTTGGCATCAGCCACACTGGTACAAATAATCCTATCAATTTCCCGTTGCCTTTTTTTCGATAGTCCCCGTGTCATGCTTACCCCCTTATTTTAGCTTTATATTTAT